AAAAAAGTCCAGTTAATTTATATTTAACTAAAGGAGGTAAAAAAACTAGATTTGATTAACTTTCTAGATAAGAAATATTAGAAATTAAAAAAAAGTAAATACAAAAAAATAAATAAGACAATATTTATATAAAAAATAAAACAATTAAAAACTAGAAAACATGGCTGATTTATTAATGAAAATGCCCTTTCAATATGAACCTAAAAGAAAAAATAGGTTTATCATAACTTTCCCTTCGTCTTTGGGTATTAACTCTTGGTATGTTGAAAGTACTACAAGACCTAAAGTTGAGATAGGATCAACACCAATTCCTTTCTTAAATACTGAAACATATGTTGCTGGTAGATTTAAGTGGGGATCAATTGATGTTACATTTAGAGACCCAATTGGGCCTTCAGCATCACAAGCATTAATGGAGTGGGTTCGTCTACATGCAGAATCAGTTACAGGACGTATGGGTTATGCTGCTGGTTATAAAAAAGACGTTGATTTAGAAATGTTAGACCCAACAGGTGTGGCAGTTGAGAAATGGATTCTACAAGGATGTTTTTTAACTAACGTTGATTTTGATTCATTAGGGTATAGTGAAGACGGATTAATTACGGTTAAAGCATCAATGCAACCTGACAGATGTATTTTAGTATACTAATATAAAATTAAATATATTTTTAAGAACCTCACCGATAAAGTGGGGTTTTTTATTTACATAAAGTAATGTATAACTATTTTTATAATAAAAAAAAGTTATGGATCAATCAGCATTATATGGACAACAAAATTTTAACCTACCACACGATGTGGTAAAATTACCTTCTAAAGGTTTATTTTATAAACCGGTTAAAGAATCAATAAAGGTTGGGTATTTGACAGCAAATGATGAAAATATTTTAATGTCACAAAATAACTCTAAAGACGGAGTTATCCACACGTTATTAAAACATAAAATATATGAACCAAATTTTAGTGTTGATAATTTATTAGATGTTGATATCTCGGCAATATTAATCTTTCTTAGAAATACCGCCTTTGGTCCTGAATACTCATACAGTTTAACTGATCCAGCAACTAAAAAACAATTTGAGGTCTCTGTAATAATAGATGAATTAAAATATTTAGACCCAACACATACACCTGATAGTGAAGGGTATTTTGAAACCACACTACCTAAAACAGGAAAAAAAATTAAAGTTAAACTACTTACTTGGGGTGAACTGAAAGAAATTGATAAAATTGTTGAAAAATACCCAAAAGGAATGGTTGCTCCAATTGTTACTAAAAAATTAGAACACCAAATAGTTGAAATTGAGGGTAATAGAGATAAAGGACAAATTGCTAATTTTATTGTAAACATGCCAATTATGGATTCTAAACATATTAAAAAATTTGTACAAGAGTGCGAACCGTCAATTGACTTAAACCAAGAAGTAATAGCCCCGTCAGGAGAAAAGGTAACATTTAATGTATCCTTTGGGGTTGAATTTTTTCGTCCTTTCTTCGCAGTATAAAAAAACATTATTGGACGAAATTTATTATCTAACTAAGTTGGCAAACTTTTCTTACTCAGATATTATGAATATGCCAACATTTGAACGCAAATTTTTTATTGATAAACTAACTGAAGAATATCAGAAATGATAAGTCGTTCTATTTATTTATAAATGTAAATTATGTTATTTTTCTTTGGTGATAATACTCCTGAGATTGAGGGTAAAAGTGATGAAAATAAAGACATCACAAAAGGAAGAAGTGCAACAGAGCAGGTCCAAAAGAATCTTGAAACGATTAAGAATTATATATTACCAGATGTTAAAACTGCGTATGACAATTTAAGTAAAAATTTATTAGCGTTTGAAGATTCAACAATGGCGTTAAACAGAACCATGGGTGGATTTGCTGATAAATCCGGAGAATTACAAAGGAGTTTAGAAGGGGCATATTTAGAAAATTTAAAATTAGGGGCAACGTTTAAAGATGCTGCGGAAACGGCTCAAGGTATGGCTTCTGAGATGGGAAGAATGGTTAACCCATCTAAAGAGGTTTTAAGTAATGCAATCGCATTCTCAAAGGCCGCCAGTATGACTAATAGCGAAACTGGTAAAATGATCGTACAATTTCAAGATTATGGAGGTAATCAAAAAGAAGCTATTGAGTCTATGTCTAAACTTGGTGTTTCGGCAAGAAAAAGTGGATTAGATGCTAAAAGTTTCACAACAGAAGTTGCTAAAAATTTAAAACAGGCGAGTTTATTTGGTTTTAAAGGAGGAGTAAAAGATATAGAAGAAATGGTTAAAAAAACTAAACTTCTTGGAACAAGTTTAGAAAAATTAGGAATTAAAGGGGCTGCCGAAAATTTATTAGATCCTGAAAAGGCGATGGAAGCTGCGGCAAATATACAAATGATTGGTGGTAATGTTGGAGCATTAGGTGATCCATTTCAGTTATTATACATGGGACAAAAAGACATGAAAAAACTTACTGACGAGGTTTTAAACATGTCTAAGGCAACATTTACATTTGATAAAGCCACAGGGACCTTTTCTCAAACAACAGAAGATATGTACGCTTTAAAGGCCCAAGCACAAGCCTTGGGTATTGATTATGCGGAAGCCGCTAACGCAGGTAAAGAATTGGCTAAAGTAGATTTTATAAAAAGTAGTACAAAATTAGCGGAAAAAATAACAGACGAAGACACTCAAAATTTAGTTGCAGGATTAGCCCAAATAAGTAAAGATGGGTCGGTAAATATTGATCTTCCAGGTTTAGATAAAAATTTTGATAGTTTGGATCAGGCACTTGCCGACCCTGAATTTATAACCGCTTTGGAAGATTATCAAAAAAACGCAACAAAAAGTGATAAGGACTTGGCGTTAGCCCAGATGTCTATTGCGGAAAAACAATTGGCAACTGAAAATGAAATTAAAAATTTGTTATTATTTAAATTGAGCGATAAAGAAAGAGGAAAGTTTTTGGAAGGGCAAGAAGAAATTAGAAAAAGAACAGACGAAAGTTTGTTAAATGTTGCAGACGCTCCGGCAGGTAAAGTTGCTAGTTTAATGGGTCAAGCTAATGAGGCTACTTTAATGGGTGTAGATTTAACTGTAGCGGCCTTTAAAAAACTAGTTGATGAAACTGATTTAGATACTAAATTAAAAGAAGGTTTAGATGCTATGACAGCTGCCGAAGAGGTTACATGGGAAAGTATTACAAACCTTTATAAAAAGGTTAAAGATAACATGAGTGGTTTAGGTAATGATGAAGGAACCGCTTTTGACGATAAAAATAAAGAGGGAGATGAATTAAATTTACCTAAAGAGGGGGATGAATTAATTATAAATAAGACTCCAGATGCATTTTTTCCTTCAGGAAGTAAACCAACTATAATGAGAGAAGGTGAAATTTATGAAGGACTATCAAACGATGAAATATTTATGGGAACAGGATTAAGTAAAATATTTGAAAAAGGTAATGAAAAAACTAATTATCTTTCTCAAATGGTTTCTCAATCAAATAATCAAAAAAACGAAGTGTCAGGAAAAATTGATTTTGGTAATTTAACCGTTAAAATTGATGCCCCAGGAGTTGATAAATCGAATTTAGAACAAACTTTAAATAGTAGACAATTTGTTACACACATAATGAATATGGTTGCAAACCAAAAATCTTTTTACACAAACCAAGCAACAGTTGAAGGTTAAAAAATACATCTTAATCTATTTATAAATAAAACATAAATGGAAAGTCCGTTATCATTTAATTCTAGTGAAAATTTTAGAAAAAAACTTCTCGTAAGAAATTTAAAACCTTACAAGGTTGATGGTAGTTTTGGCGAATACTCAAAACCGGGAAGTAACGAATTTACAATAATTGATTTTTCGGTCATTGACTCACCAACAGTTGATGTTGTTGGTAACCAGCAAGAAAAATTTCTTTATAAACAAAACAAATACGGACCCCAACAATCAAATACTACTTACGGTGATACCGTAAATATTAATGTTAATTTAAATACAAGTACTAATTTTGGTGAATATGACTTTTCAGATACAATTGGTAGTAAGTTAGAGAATATAGGTGAAACTCAAGAAAATTATTTATATGTAAAAAATCTTTATGGTCCTACAGAATTTGGAACATCATATGGAAATATTGTTAATGTAAATAATACTATTTTTACAAACACTAATTTAGGTGTTTATGGATACCCAAGAACTGTAGGTTCTAAATTAGAACTTATAGGGGACACAAAAGAAACTGAATTAATAGTTAAAAACGTATATAAACCAGATAGTTCAAATAATTTTGGAAGTACCGTTTGGTATATTAACAACGACCAAACTATTTTTACAAACGGATCGGGAGAGTATTCAATTATTGATACAGAAAATAGTGTATTAGAACAAGTTGGTAATTTACAAGAAGTACAATCAAGAATAAAAAATAAATACACACCAGAACAACAAGGTGATTTTGGACCAACAAGATATACCATTAATAATGATTTAATTTTAGGTTCAAACGAAGGTGAATATACGTTTTTAGATACTGTTGATAATAATCTTCAAAATGTTGCAAGAGAAGAAAAGAATAGGTTAATTATTAAAAATGAATACAGACCCGAAGACGGACAAAGTCAAACAGAAGTCGCTCCTTTTACTTTAATACCAAAACCAATACAACCTAAAGGTAATTACAATTACGGAGATACGATAAATAGTGATTTATTTTTAGGTGGAGTCAAAGATAGACCACTTCAAATTGTTTTAAATCAATACGGACCGGCAAATCCAAGAAAAGAACAAACTATTAATGTGAACCTTCAAACAAATGCGAATGAAGGTGAGTATGGTTTTCCTGATACGGTTGATAGTCAATTAGAACAAATAGGTGAAGTTAATTTAGAACAATTAATCGCCAATAGTTATAGACCGGAAACAAATTATTTGACAGTCGCTGACCCAAATGTTAACCTACCAAAAAAACCAAACAAAGGAATTTACGATTTTAACGATACAATAAATAGTGAATTAGAAGTTGTTGGTAATAGTAAAGAAGAGCAAGCTTACGGAAAGAACAAATATGTAACAGGGACTGGTACTTATGAAGTTTTAACAATAGACGATTTACAAATAAAAACTATTGGTACCGCATACGCTGACGGACTTAAAACTTTAGGGTTTGTGCCATCAAATTACACACCCTATAGTATTTTATTAAATAATGACCCAACAGGATCAAATGGAAAACTTTCACAAGATTCTGATTTAGCAAGTTTAGGTGCAAAAAATTTACAAAAAGAATTTAAACATAGAGTAGCTTTAGAACTTTTATCTCAAACATTAGGTAGAGTAAATGCGTTAACGTCAAGTGTTAATCCTGATAGTGGTGAAATATCAGTAAAACCAAATTTTGACCCATTTAATGCGATTGGTATTGTTAGTGGTAATGTACCTTTATTAGAGAGAAATTATAGAATTAGTGCGCCACAAGGACTCCTTGGAGATGCTGTTGGTTTTGCCGCTAGATTAGCTGGTTTATACTCACCGGTTTCATTGATACCAGGAGAGTATTTTGATTATCCAAACAGGAAAATGTTAAACCAACTAATAGAAAATCCTGTAGTCCCACTAGTACAAGGAGTGTTGGGTACTATAAATAATTTAACAGGTGCCGATAGTAAATCTGCGTCTGATTTATTTGTTAATAACACTTCTGAAGCAACAAAAAGCCTTTTATACGAACAACTTTTTTATAATGAATACAGGCCTGATTATCGGTTAAATACAATATTAAATCCAAATTTATTTTCACCTGCACCTAATTTTTATGTTGGAACAAGAAAAAATCAAATAACAGAGTTGGTTTCACCCGTAAACGAACAGGCACAAGATAAAAATGGAGACCCAAGTGGAGGTCCTGTATTAAGTTATAGTAATATTGGTAAAGAATTTGAGGGTAATAAAATAACTGACATTTATACAGGATTTAATACAAGACCATATTTTGATGGGCTGAATGGTGTACAAGGAGGGATTACTTGGATGTCTAAAAGAAATTACGTAGAAAAATACCAATTTGTTGGACCTAACGGAAAAACCGTAAATACGTTAGGTCAAGGGCTAGGTGTAGATAAAACATTTTATGAAAGTAGAGTTTTTGGTGTACAGTTTGATGCCACACAATCTTTTAATAATGATTTTACTAAAGGATCTATTTTAGATATTACACAAAAATTAGTTGATGCTGGAAATAAATCTAGTTTAAAATTAGAACATGTTGGAAACGCAATAAACCAACTCTCAAAAGTTTTTAATGATGGGTATGTAGAATTAACAAAAGGTTCTAGAGTAATAAAATACACAACTAAAACATCAAATCCTGCATCACCTGAAGGAAAAGATGTTGTTGGATATGAATATTGTAGGTTATTTACAAAAGATAGACCTTACATGACTTATGACGAATTACAAAAAACTGATGGAAATATTAGAAAATTCACAAACTCGGTACTTGATAAAACTTATAATTTAAATATTGCACCAATTAGAGGTAATGAGTCAACAAATATACAAAATGGTAAAGTTAAAAAGTACATGTTGTCAATAGAGAATTTATCTTGGAGAACATCAAACAAACCAGGATATACTTATGAGGATTTACCTGATTGTGAAAGAGGGCCGAATGGTGGTAGAATTATGTGGTTTCCTCCATATGAATTAGATTTTGATGAAAGTATACAAGCTGGTTGGACCGACCATAATTTTTTAGGTAGACCCGAACCTGTATATACATACCAAAACACTAGTAGAACTGGAAATATTGGTTTCAAAATAATTGTTGATAACCCTTCAATAACAAACCTTTTAGTTGAAAAAGAATTACAAGATTTAGGTAATAATACAGAAATAACAAAAGTTATTGATTCGTTTTTTGCTGGATGTTTAAAGTACGATATATACGATTTGGCAAAAAGATACAGACAATTTACAATTAAAGATATTTTTGATACTATAAGTGATTTAGATGATGAAGAAATAGAAACTGTTATAACAACACTACCTGACGAAAATCCGGATCCAAACCCAACGGTTTTAGATGGTTTTATCGCCCCTACACCTACTCCTACTCCAACACCGGCCCCTACACCTACAACACCGGCCCCTACGCCTACCCCTACCCCTACTCCAACACCTACCCCTACGCCTACCCCTAGTGCTTCAACTGCAACTACGGCCGTAACTGAATTTAATTTAACAGAACCTGTTCTTTATTTTAGAAATGATAGACCTGATAGGGCAACCACAAGAATAACATCTACCTTGAGTTATGACAAACTTTGGGACGATTTTAAGGATAGAAAAAACCCATATTCTAATTCAGCATTAAATAAAATAATTAAATATAATGATCCAGCATATAAAAATTATACAAATCAGATAACTAGTTTACCTAATTCTGCAACGCAGTCTTGGTTAACTGAATATATTGACGCAAGAAAAAGTTCTATGCTTGAATTTTTTGACTATGCAGGTGCACAATTTGAACAACTTAAAAAATTATTAACAGACATATTTAAGGCTTTAAAGTCAGGTGCCGAAATAAGATTTAAACTTGTTGGATCAGCATCTGCAATTACAACAGATGAATACAACATTAATTTATCAAAAAGAAGAATTGATTCTGTTTTACAATTTATAAAAAGTTTTAGTTATGATGGAGAAACTTTAAATAAATACATAACCAACAAAAAATTAATAATAACAGAAGAACCAAAAGGTGAAAATGAAACGATACAAGACCCAAAATATAAATTTATAGATTGTTCAAAAGAATTTATAACCATAGGTGCTGAAGGTATTTTTTCAATCAATGCGTCCGCTTGTAGAAGGGTAAGTGTTTCTGGAATTGAAATTATAAAACCGGTAGAAGAAAAAATTGAAAAAGTACCACCAAAAAATGAAGTACAAAAAGAAGTAGAAATAATAGAAACGACATTACCCGAAACAAATCCAGATCCGGACCCCGTTTTAAACATACCTACAGAAAAGACACCAACGGTAAGTAAAATAATTGAAAAAAGAAAAGTAGAAAGAAAAAGATCAGAACCAAGAAAAGACATTACTAAAAGATTACTTAGAAAATTATTAACAGAGTGTAATTATTTTGATTTGGTTAAACAATCAAACCCAATGATATATGACGGAATAAAAGAAAAAATTAAATATTTTCAACCGGCATTCCATTCAATCACTCCTGAAGGTTTAAATGCTAGATTAGTATTCTTACAACAAATAATGAGGCCTGGGGATACTATACCAACGGTAAGTGAGGTAGATGGTGGTGGTACAACATTAGTTTATAATGATGTAACTAATAGTGTATTTGGGGCGCCTCCTGTTTGTGTTTTAAGAATGGGTGACTTTTGGCATACAAAAGTCGTATTTGATTCATTAAGTTTAACTTACGATGATTCTTTATTGGATTTAAATCCTGAAGGCATTGGAGTACAACCAATGATTGTAACTGTTAAGTTAGGGTTTAAATTTATTGGGGCACATGGAATGGCTGGACCTGTTGCAAAATTACAAAACGCACTATCTTTTAACTATTATGCGAATACAGAAATGTATGATGAAAGAGCGGAATCAACTGAAGATGTTACGTCTAATTATGATGCAGAAATAATTAAAAGTGTTAAAGATGAATTAGGGGTTGTTGATAATTTTACAAGACCTGCAACTAATAATGGTGGGGTGTCTATAGGTACGATTACCAGTAACTTTTTTAATCCAGATACGGGAGTAATAAATGGTAGTATTAATTATAAAGAAGTTATGAAAGATATTGCAGACAAGAGTAAGTCGTACTCTAATACTGTGGTAAACTCTTTAGAAGTCTTATACGACAAACATTTATTAGGAGGATTATCAATATTAAACTCGGAAAGAATATATAAAAATGGATACTTTGATTATTTAAGCGGTAATACGTCAAGCGGAACCACAATTTTTGGTAAAAGTAATAACATACAACCAAAAGTTAGTAACTTATTTGAAAAAACAAAACAAGATATAGAAAATGAAACTATACCTATTTTAAAAGACATACAAACACAAGGGTTTACAAAAGAAGAAATACGTAAATTCAAAAATAAATTAAAACAAATGGTAGAAACCAATAAGAATATTTATTTGGGGGATTTAGATACTGCCAATTCTACAATAGTTAAAGATGAAATTCCATTAATACAATTAATAGATCAAATTAATTATGTTGTTGATGGTACAGATGGGTATGTAAATAAAATGGGTTCAGTTGTTGTCTATGGCATTACAGGAACGAGTAAAATAAATGCTAGTAGTGTTGGTGTGTCAAACACATTTGATGAATTAAAGCAAGACTTTACAAAAATTAACACAGATTTAAATGAATTAAATAATAAACTTGAAAATGAAATACTGTCTAATTCAACAACAAGAAAATATAATGAAAACTTCACATATGATGTGGGATTAAAAGTTTCATCACCTTCAGGAACTACCGAATACGATAATAGATGTTTTATTGTTTTTGGAAATGAAATTTTAAAAGATCCTGTAAAATTTATAACCACTGTTACCGAACCATTTATAAACACAACAAACGATATAAAGGCGCAAACATTTATTTCAAAAAATGTTGGGTGGATTTATAGTTTAAATTTAACTACAGGAACATTTAAAAACGAACCACTACCAACAGGATTATATACTGACTATAAAAAATCAAAAGAGACTACCGATGTTTATTGGAAAACATTTAAGGATGATTTTTATACAAATAAATATACGACATACAACCCTTATAATTTGGATAAAACAAGAGAATTTACATATTCTAAAATTTTAACACCAACAGATATACAACAAAATAATTTGAAGGATATTTATTCAACTAAAAACTCAACTTGGGATAAATTTAATTTGAAAAAAACACTTAACTAATATGTCTCAATACTATAATAGATACGAAAATTTTTTAATTAACGGAAATCAAACAGTCGTTCCGTTTTTACAATTACCACAAAGGTCTTCAGATCAAAAGTATATTTATAGAACAAACCAAAGTAGGTTAGATAAAATAAGTTATGAAAAATATGGTACACCGTATTTTGGTTGGTTAATACAAATGGCAAATCCATTATATGGTGGTTTAGAGTCGGACATTCCTGATGGAACCATACTTATTATACCTTTTCCTTTAGTAGCTGCGTTGCAAGACTACAAAAGTGCGTTAGATACACATATTTTTTATTATGGCAGGTAAACAAACAAAAAATGTTTTTATTGAAACACAATACGATAATATTGTGTTAATTAACCCTAATGAGTTAGCTGATAGTGATGGTAAACCCGTACAAAGATTAGTAGACCATGAGGATTTAGTTTTTTATGCAAATTTAGAGACATTTATAGTTCCAAGAACTAAACTAGCTATTGGAGAATCTTTTGATAATAGTGTTACAAACACAACAATTGCAACATTAACTAGTGATAGTGAGGACGATTTAAGAATAAATTTTTTACAACCAAAAGGTCAACCAAAAGATAATAGGGCGTTTAACTCTAGTTGGTCGGATCAATTTACAGGTAATGAGTCAAGAAAAGGAGGAACATCAAACCAAAAATTTGAAAATTTAACAACAAGGAACGGTAAACCAACTTATATTAATAGGATAGAAAAATTTGAAGATACACAAATTTTGGGTATTAAAAGTATTAATGTTACAACAGGAGCACAAGGAGTACCTAAAGTAACTATTGAGATGACCGATATACAAGGAAGAATGTTGTTTGAACAAGGAGAAAACTCAATGTATTCTGTATTTTTTAATTTTCCATACCCTCTTTTTTATTTAACACTTAAAGGTTATTATGGAAAGGCAATTAGATACAGACTTTCTTTAACAAGTTTTAATTCAAGATTTGATAGTAATTCAGGAAACTTTGACATTACATTAGAGTTAATTGGAAAATTTACCGCACTTTTATTTGATACTCCGTTAAGTTATGGTAGAACCGCACCTAAAATGTTCCCAACGCAAGCAACAGTTAAGAAAAATTCAAACTCAACCGAAATTTCTACTATTGAGACAACTAGAGGTAAAGTATTTTTAGATGAGGTATATGCCACTTACAAAAGAAAAAAATTAATACCTGAAAATTTTCCACCACACACAATAGATTCTTTTTTAACTGCGGTATCAAGTTATGAAACAAAACTATTAAAAGATATTGAAAAAGGAAATTTTGCAGTTTTAAATGACGTTTCAAGATTTAGAGAAGTTTTAAACGATTTAAAAACCACAATTTACACTAACGCTAAAAAAAATTATTTAGATTCTGCCTCTTTTTATGTTTTTGAAAATAAAAAATACTACCCCTTTCAAAAAGCGATATCCCTGCAAGATAGAGAAACATTTAAAACCGTTACGGATTCAAGAATAAAATATTTTGTTGAAGAGCTGAAAAAAAATAAAACCTTTGGTGAAAACGGAACATATAAATCACAAAAAGGACCATTGGCGATGGAAATAAACGTATGGTCTAAAATAAGAAATAAGAGTTCTGTTATAAAAAATTTCCCATTACAACAGTGGTTTGAAAGTAGGGTTGATGTTAATAATACTAGATATTATAGAACGGGCGAAAAATTAGATCTCACAACAACTGAAGGGCAAAATAAATTAGATAAATTTATATTTGATGAACGTATAAATGCTCCTGGTAAAGTTTTAAACCTACTAACAAATCAGTTAGAAGATGAGTCTCTAGAAATGTACTACTTTGGTGATGCAAGACTAGACAATGGTGTTTATGAAACAAATAGTTTTTTAGATATTATTGACGATGCATTAAAACAATTAGAAGTTAAAGAAGAACAGATTGATGAAGATTTAGCAAAAATTTTAGCAGATAGAGTTGTTACTAGTGACGGAGGTATTGGTTTTGTACCAACTATAAGAAATATTTTTGCAGTATTGTTTGCTGGTGTTGATGCCTTTTATAGATTAATGGAAGATACACATCAGAGAGCTTGGGATGAAAGAAAAAACACAACAAGATTATTATCGGTAATCCCACCTGAAAAGAATTTTTCCGTTGATGGACTTAATTCTATACAAACATCTTCAGGTAGTTTAAATAATGAAAACATTGTTTATCCTTGGCCTTTGTATTTTACTAAAGAAAGACAAAATAATGGCAGTGAATTATACACAATACAATACCCCGGAGACCCAAAAATTGTTAACCAAACTAAAGGGTGGAACACATCTATATGGCCTGAAGTTCATTTTGTTGAGGAATTCATAAAGGCAAGTTTAGTAAAAGAAACACAGACAAATAAAATTGTATATAATAACCCAAAAAGTGACAGTACGTTGGCTAGTCCAAATGCGTTATTTTTTCCATTTTACGAATTACCATATGAGAATTTAGATTCTGTTTCTGTTATGTATGAATTAATTGAAAGAGCAATAATAAATTCTGAGTATAATAGGTTTAATTTTGAAGAGGCTGAAAAACAACAAGTAGATCAGTTATTTTCAGAAATGGAAGGACAAAACGTTGTCACATCAATATCTTCAAGTATTGAATTACAGGATATTTTAAGAGAATATAAGTTTAATTATCAAAATTTTATTAACTTTATTAAAAAAATATCAAATAATGGTGCTGGACAAAGTTGGAATAATTTTATTAGAAACATCTTTAATTCAAAGTACATTATTAATGCGTTAGCGGAACAAAAAGAAATATATAGTATTGAAACAATACAACCAACTAATTCTATTACGATTAGTACAGATACTGTTTTGGCTAAAAATTTAAAAAATTATTTAGAAAGTACTAAAACCTCTAAATACGATTTATACGACACATTTCCTTTGACTAATTTAAATTGGATGAAATCTAATTTGGCTAATGGTGAATCATTAAATACTACTGAAGATTTTTATGATACAACAAAAACATTTATTTATTTAGACGATAAAAAAACAATAGCCAGGTTAAATAGGACTGAAACTAAAACGGATATACAACCGTTTACTTCTAAATACGGATTTATAAATATTTTACAGCCGTATTTGACAAACACATACAATGGTATAAAAATTTCTAATAGGGAATCGTTAAACCAATATTTTATTGATAGAAAACAAAAAGACTTATATTTAACAGAATCATATATTGACTACGGAGATAGTTATTCGGGTAACGTCGGGACTAAAATTCAAACAACATCTTTAATAAACACACCATATTTTATAAATGCTCTTTTAGAAGGTGTTGACAAAGAAACTAACCAAGAAGAAGATGCTTACGTACCTTTAGGGTATTTGTATTTAAATTCACTACCGTTAATAACAACAAAAGAAAGACTAAAAAGTTTTGACAGTAGTGGTGTTGCCACAGATTTAGATTATTTGGCGGCAACCATTAAAAAATATTCGGCGGTACATCAATTACCGTATGCTTGGGTATTAAAATACGGATCTATTTGGCACAGGTACAAAAAGTTTGTTTCAACAGGAACAGACATTTTAGATAGCGTTTGGAAAGATTTTGATTACAAAAAAAATTATGATCCAGTAACCTCTGCAATTACTAAAAGTTATACAATACCAACATATACAGGAGGTCAAGAAACAATATATTTAGAAAAAAATGAGATATTACCAAATTTAACTGGTAAATCAATGAACATGATTTTTACCGGATTTTATCCAAAGGCTATTAATCAAGTTTATAAGTACTTTTCAAAAAAAGATTTATTTACAGGTTATACTCAAGATGCGTTTTTTAAAGCATATGACGAAAAGAAGTTTAGGATCGGTAGAAATAATGTATCAAATAGTTTTTACAATTTTGGTTATGACCCAAGCAATCCAAATGTTTCATTATTTAAAAACAATTATTATCAATATTTAGACATAGAAAATAATTTAGATTTTTCTGGTAAATTTTATATGTTATTTCCATCAATGGGGGGGATACCGTTTGATCAATCAATACTTGAAACATTTAATAACCTTAATACCCCAACAATACAAATCACAGGAAACACTTCAGTTTACAATGGTTCAGTAAGACCACTATGGGGAGTATCACAATTTGGGTATTTTGATAATTCACTTATTAAAAAACCAAAACCAACAGAATATTTAAAAACAATTAATACAAAAAATAGTGAACAAAATAGTTTTGATTTAAAAAACACAAATTCTGAATATTCATACATTGATGAAATACTATCAGTATTTAATGTTGAAATGTTAGATAAATTTGAAGAAAAGTTTTTAACTTTTTGTAATTATAAACCAAACGCAGACAAGTTAATATTAAAAGGTGAAGTATCACCACCTTCTTATACCGAAACCAACACTATAAAAAATTTAAAACTTAGAAGACTTTATTACCAAATTGGTCAGTTATTTCTTGTAGGAAAGTCTGGCGTACAATTAACGGATCAAAATTTAGATGGGATAACTTTAGGTCAAAAACAAGTGTCTTCGTTTACAAATTCAGTAAAAAACTTTTTAAGTTTTGATTGCGTTATTAAAAATTCAAATTCCGGTTCCTTTGATAGGGGATTGTTTGGTTCATTTTCGTCACTTAAAAATTTTGTACCCGAAAATAAATTAACTTTTAATCCGTACATAAAAGGAATATTACCCGGTGATGGAAGCACAACAACTTTAGCTCAAAGTATTGCTCAAAATAAAGACGCTTGGAATGCGTTAAGAACATATGTTGGATTTTCTTCTATTCCCGGTGTCGATTTTCAAACCCAAGTTCAACCACAGTACCCGTCGGTTAGTTTGGTTCAACCACAGACTCAACAAACACAAACACCAATCCAAAACACAGCAACAACATCTGGTCAAACAGTACAAGATGTATGTACAGGACAATACTTTAATATTGTTGACCCTAATAATGTAAGTGCTTTTGGTGTTTACCAAGACGGTAAAGTTTTATATTTACAAGTGAATGATCAAACCAATATTCAAAAAAACTTTTGTGTTAAAAAAGTATCAAATAGTGCAATAACAACAACATATAACTTATTATTAGATAGGGGATTCTCAAATGATAACTTAGGTGGACTAAGTGAAGATGCGTATTGTTTATCCTATTATAGTCAATCATTAAATTGTCCACAAAGTAACCAACTTAATCAAATTAGTTTAAAATATTTTGGTGAGTCTAGTACAATAATACCTGCGGTTGCGAGTGATTTAGGGTGGAGTTATATTAATGTTAAAAAAACAGGAGGAGGTTATAAGGTTTTTAAAATAGAAGACCCAACGTTTAATTCACAAAAAATTGCAGCTATAAGGTTTTTTCCTACAAATAGTGATGTTACGGTTTCAAATAATAGTTATACCGCTGGATGCTCTGCGGGATTAAATACTAATAACGCTTATGAATGTAGTATTGATGAATTTAATGACGGCAATTTCCAATTACAAGTAGAATACTACCCAAATGCCCCAACAAATTTATTAGGAAAATTAACTTTAAATGTTAAGTCATACTCAACAACACAACCACAAAACTCAGTTTCCTCACCTGTTAATCCATCACAACAAAATAGTGTTGGACAAACAAACTCACAAAATACAACAACGCAAAAATCATATATAACTGACTTTTTTATTGACATGGATATTGAGTTTACTGAACAAAACATAAAAACATTATCAACGATAATTAAAATTTATGCAACACAAAAACAATTAAAACCAACACTAAATAAAACAGATTTTAACCAATTAATAAATGACATATTAAATACACAACTATCATTTAAAGAAAAACTTTTAAATAAAACATTTGCGTATATTAACAAAAACACACCAAAGGTTGTTTTACAAAGTCAAGAACAGATTGATGGGTCTTCCGTTTCTAGTGATGTAACAAAACTTACAACATACAATTTATTAAAAGCCTTTAACGATAAATGGGTTTCGGGATCGGATTTAAAAACAAGAACATTGTTTGAAGACTTTTTATTTTTAGATAGGTCCAATAGTGATATTGGAGATTCGTATATTGTTGATGTCCAAAAAGTGAAAGAAAGGATAGAAACAAACCCAAAACAAAATATGATGCAAATCGTAAATTGGATTCTAAGTGATAACTATTTTCAATTTTTTGCAATGCCTGCATACATTAATTTTTACGGTATTCAAAAACAAATAGGAGAAAACGTACCAAAACAAGACATTACAATTGGTAATGATTTATTTGGTACACATTTAAATGTTGATTATTTAGAATCTAGCCCAAAATTTTTGTGTCTCTATATTGGTAATCCTTCAGAATGGCCAAAACCTAAAGAAAACTCATTTACAAGATTTGGTGACGATAGTTTTGATTTAAGGATACCCGATAACCCACTAAGAGTTTCAGACCAAAAATTAGATATAGAAAAAAATAATAAGGTTGTTGGGTTTGCTGTTGATTTTGGAATCCAAAATCAAAATATATTTAAAGATTTAGATTTAGATATGTCAGAGAAAAAAGAAACTTCAGAGACATTTAAAATATATGCTGATTTAGGTAATTCGGTTTCGGGAGATAAAGTCGCCCAACAATCTGTATCAATGTATAGTATCTATAAATCAAGATCTTACACCTGTGGAGTAACTTCTTTAGGTAATGTTATGATACAACCTACAATGTATTTTGCATTAAGACATGTACCATTATTTTATGGGCCATATTGGATTATGGAAGTTAGTCATAGTGTAACTGAAACCGATTTTACAACTAAATTTAAAGGAATACGAATGCAAAGGTACTCACTACCAAAAATTGATAATTTAGTTGCGTCAGTTAATAAAAACGTATTAAAAAACTTCAAAAGTTCACAAGAAAAATTAAAACCAAATATTGAAACTGAAGATGAAAAAACACTACAAGTAGATCCAAAACCTACAGTACAAAATTCAGAGATAGAATGTAGTGGGTTAACTAAATACCCATCACTTGAGTACGTAAATATAAAACCAACTAAGATTAGTATCAACGAATTATTAAATTTAGTTAAAGAAAAAACAACATCAAAAGTTTTAATTACAACAATAATGACAATCGCATTAACTAGACCTACTAATGTAAATCAAGCGGAGATTATACAATCTAATAATTGTAATGTTTTTGGAATATTTACAGATAAAAAATACGGAGGATCTTTAGATAGTAAGATACTAGGACAAATATGTACAAAAATTAATGGAGTATCAAAACCAATTGCCGATTTTCAAACTTATGGTCAAAGTATAGATTTTATTATTTCATATTTTTCATCGTTCATTGATGTTATGGTTGGAGAACTTATTAAAATTAACACTAACATTGATACTAATAAAAGTTATGCGGAATCTATTGCTCAAATTATTTATACAACTTTTGACACTTTAAAGGCGTTTAATGGTGGAGAAAATGGACAAAAACTAACAACACAACAAATTAAAGATATAACACTTGCAGATAAAACCGCTGGAACTTTTACGTATTATGATGAATACGTTAAGAATAGTTACGAGATTTATATAAAATTGTAGAAAAATAAAAAAATAGTAATATTTATATATAAAATAAAAACCATGAGCGTAAAAAAATTATTAGATGATTACTTGAGAAAAGACACAAGAATCACAGAAAAACAAATTGATTCAGATCACAAACAAGTTTGTGATTTAGATACTGGTGATTGTTATACAATTAGAATGAAAGACGGATTAATTGAAAGATTTGACAACACAGTTAATAAGAATAAAACTTTAAGAGTTGAAACACCAACAGGTGTTAAGACATTATTAAACGGATAAAATAAAAAAATAATGGAAGTTGAAAGAAAGATATTAGAAGAACTTAGAAGGTTTAATCAAATCAACAAATATATTCTAAACGAACAAGACCCTGCAGCCCCACCTGTTGAAGATCCCGCAGCGGCAGGAGTACCACCACCACCCGAAGGTGATCCCGCAGCGGCAGGAGGTGCCCCACCTGTTGAAGATCCTGCGGCGGCAGGAGCACCACCAGCGGCAGGAGCACCACCAGCGGCAGGTGCTGAAGTACCTGAACCTATAGATGTTGAAAAAGACCCTGATGTTGAAGAGGTTGGTGATGAAGAAAAAGATAAAGAAGGTGATGAAGAAACTGAAGAAATTGATATAACAGATTTAGTAAATGCTCAAAACGACATTAAAGATAAACAGGATGAAATAATGGACAACCTATTTTCAAAACTTGATGATTTACAATCAAAACTTGAAAATATGGATCAAATTATGAATAAAATAAACTCATTGGAGATTAAATTTGACAAATATAGAGATAAAACTCCTGAAGAAAAATTAGAACTAAGATCTCTAGACTCATACCCATATAATCAAAAACTTACTGATTTTTTTGATGATAAAAAAATGGATATGGAAAAATCAGGAAAAAATGAATATGTTTTAACATCTGACGAAGTTGAAAATTTTTCACCTAATGAAGTTAAAAAAACATTCAGTAAGTACGAAGAAGACGAAGACGAAAACGAATTTGATTTATAATAACTAAGGGACTGACAAAGTCCCTTTTTTATTTGACATTCTACCAAATTCACTTATAATTGTTATAGATAAAAGAGTTAAAAATTAAAAACAAAATCTATGGCAAATTCAATTGACGCAGTACTAGCACAGTACGAAAAGAACTCACAACCAAGTGGTTCACCGAGACAAAACATTTCACAAGAAGACAGAATGAAAAGATACTTTTCTGCAGTTCTTCAAAAAAATGAAAAATCAGCACAAAGAAGAATTCGTATCCTACCTACAAAAGATGGTTCTTCACCATTCGTAGAAGTTTGGTATCACGAAATTCAAGTTAATGGACAATGGGTTAAGTTGTACGACCCTGAAAAAAACGACAACGAAAGATCACCACTAACGGAAGTTTATAATGAACTTATCGCTACAGGGAAAAAAGAAGATAAAGATTTGGCTTCTCAGTACCGTTCACGTTTATTCTACATCGTAAAAGTTATTGATCGTGATAACGAACAAGACGGAGTTAAGTTTTGGAGATTCAAACACAACTACAAACAAGAAGGTGTATTAGATAAAATCTTACCTATTTGGAAAGCGAAAGGTGATTTAACTGATTCTGAAAAAGGACGTGATTTGATTATTGAATTAATCAAAGCAAAAACACCACAAGGAAAAGAATATACAGTTGTTCAAACAATTATGTATGATGATCCAGCACCTGTACACACAGATAAAGAAATCATGGACGGATGGTTGGTAGATGAACTTACTTGGAAAGATGTTTATTCTAAAAAACCTGTTGAGTATTTAGAAGCGGTAGCAGTAGGAGAGACACCAATGTGGAGTTCTGAACTTAAAAAATATGTTTACGGAGAAGAGGCTGAAATTTCTCTTGGTGGAGGAACTGAAACAAAAGTAGAAACACCAATTGTTGATCCACAAGCGGATGAAGATCCATCAGAAGAATTACCTTTCTAATTTAAAATATATGAATAAGATATCACAAAAAATGTATGAAGCCCTGACCTTGAAATATAGGTCAGAAATGGCTGAAGCCGAAGCAACACTTTTAATTTATTTCAATAATCCTGTTGGTATTGGAGAACACCCACAACATTTAGAAGAAATGGATAAGTTTGTTGAAAAGATGACAAACGCAAAAGACAAACTTGAAATGTTGGAAACAATTTACAAGTATAATGTTAAAAGAGATGAGAAGTTTGAAATCACTGAAGACATGTTAAAAATTTTAAACGAACAAAAAGGAGAAGAAAATGGCAATTAAAAAGAACGATTTTAGTTCACTAAAGAAAAAGTTTTCTACATCTGCAAAATATAAACCACAAAGGTTTTTTGATTTGGGTGAACCATTCTTAGATGCTGTTGGATTACCGGGACCAGCAATGGGACACATCAATATGTTTTTAGGACATAGTGATACAGGTAAAACAACCGCCTTAGTTAAAACTGCGGTTGATGCTCAAAAGAAAGGAGTCCTTCCTGTATTCATTATTACTGAACAA